TACGTGACGTAGAGTTTGATGACGAAGGGCGAGCTGTTGATGTAGATACAGGAGCCGGTGGTACTACTAACATCACACGAGAAGTAGTTTTGCCGGGGGAAGAGGGTTACATTGATTATATTAACTCGTTTGAAAACCCACAAGACATGGACATCCCTGACGGGTATATGTATGATTACTCTACAGGAAAAGTAGTAGAAATACAAGGCGACCCCTATGCTTACCGAATAATTGACCGTAGTAATGCTTGGAAAGAAGCAGGCATAGATAACTTACTCCTTTCGGACGAAGATTGGAACTTACTTACGGAAGAAGAAAAACAAGCTAATTTTGACGCTCGACGAGCTATAGCTGAAGCAGACCCTTATAACTTCGGAGGAGAGTCACAAAGCGCTTCACCTTTTAGCGGTCTGCCTGAAGTGTGGGAATCAGAAAACCCTGAAGAAGAGTTTGCACGTTTAAAAGAGATGTACCTTAATGGTGAAATCACAAGTACACAGTTACTGCGCTATCAAGATGACGTTTTACGTTCACAAGGTTTAAGTTCAGAACAAGATAAAGTTGTAACACAGGGTTCTGATTTTCTTAGACAAGCAGGGTATACGGAAGAAGAGATAGCAGAGTACGAAGAGCAATTCCGTTCCGGTACTTTTGACTTTGCAGGTGTACGTAGCGATGAAGGGTTCTTTAACGTATTTGAGAAAAACATAAACAGTTTACGTGAAATAGACCCTAATGCTAAACTCACTGCTTATGATATGTATGACACTAAGCGGGAGGAAGACTATAACAATGCGTTTAAATATTTAGATAGTCTCCGAGGTACTGACGAGTTTAGTGAAGCATACTTAGGTATTGATGTTAATAAGCGAAATGCTTACTTAACGTATATGTACAACGAGGAACAACTAACCCCTGCGGAGTATCAACGAGCCGTTGCTCAGAACTTAGCTAACGAAGGTGAATATGTTTTTCAACTGGAAGATGGTAGATACGCTGTAGGCACGGTAGACGGTATTTACGGTGAACACAGTATTATTGGTTTCCCTGAACAACAGAAGTACGAAGACGGTAGATATTACGAATACGAAAAAGATAAAACATGGGGTCAGGTTACTAGTCTTGAAGGAGCTGACGATGAGTTTAATTCACGACGGGCGCGTGTAGCCGCTTTTGACAATGCAGGTGGTGTGTCTTTTGACCACAGAGCGGCGCAGAAAAGACCAGAACAAAGCAATTGGAAGAAGTTTACAAGTGCTGTGACAAACCTAACTTTAAACGCTCTAACAGGTGGCTTGTATTCAGCAATCCCCGCCGGACTGAATATACTTAAAGGCGAAGGTAACTCCGAAGACTGGTTGGCGTTTACCCCTGTAGCTTTAGAAGCCGGAGGTTTTATTACTGCTCCTGCAACTGAACAAGAAGCGGCCGCCATTGGTAGTGCAAAAACAGAGGCGGCTTTAGCTAGAGGAATGAGTCCGTCAGATGCCGCCGCCGCCGGAGCTAAGGCTAGGGACGCGGCTTTAGCAGGAACAGGTATCGAGCTTGCTAATGGTTTTACACTGACTTACGACCAAACACTAGCGGCTGTTGAAGCGGCAACTACAGGTGATTTTACAGGGTTTGCAGTTAAAGAGTTAATCACTCCTTATGTGACTGAACAACTCCGTAATGCGCTTCCTGAAGGTTCTTCACCGCAGATAGTTCAAGACTGGCAAGACACTTGGGAGGATATGCCCGATGATGTTAAAGCCGGTTTAGATAAAACTATGCAGAAAATGCTAGACGGTAAAAGTTTTGACGAAGCCGCCACTAGCGGTGTTTTAAAGTATATTGAAGAAAGTCCGTTTGGTGGTCTTATTGAAGATAAACTAAAGAGTGCGGCTAGTTCTTTTGACGATAATGTTTTACAACCTCTAAAGGAGTTTGGTGAAAATGTTGTCAACGTAGACGCGGCTAAAGCATTCTTAAGTAACTTTGATGACGAGTACTTACAGCCTTTTAAAGAGACGGTACAGGAAGTAACGGAACCTATCACTGAAACAGTAGTAGAAGTAGTAGAAGAAACGACAGAACCTGTTGTTGAAGTAGTTGAAAAAATAATCGAGACCGGACAGGAAGTTACTGAAGAAGTTGTCGAAGTAGTCGAAGAAGTAGTTGAGAAAGTAATTGAGACTGGACAAGAAGTAACAGAACCTGTTGTTGAAACAGTGGTAGAGGTAGTCGAAGAAGTAATTGAGACTGGGCAAGAAGTAACAGAGCCTGTGGTTGAGAAAGTAGTAGAAGTAGTTGAAGAAGTAGTTGAGAAAATAGAAGAAACGACAGAACCTGTCGGTGACGTAGTTGAAGAAGTACTTGATGCTTTAGAGTTTCCAGATGTAGAATTAGCAGAAAAAGACTCTTCTCCTACACGTACTACGGACTCTTTATTTTCAGACCTGTTTAGGTTTAAAACACAAATAGGAATAAGTCCTGACGAAGAACTGCTTACATATAACGAGTTAAAAGGTAATAACCCATTTGGGAGAACTATATAGTGACATATTTAGAAGCAATTAACAAAGTATTACGGAGGTTGCGGGAGGACGAAGTAGCCTCTCCTAGCACTTCTGCCTATTCTAAACTTATTGGGGAGTTAGTCAATGACGCTAACCGCATGGTTGAGGATGCGTGGGACTGGGGCGAGCTACGTTCAGTAAGACCTTTATCTTTATTCGCAGGTAGTAGTTATGGTACTATTTCAAGCCTTAACGAAAACTTTAAAGTACTGGGTGTTTATAACCCTACGGCTAAAGCTGAATTAAACCGAGGAACGGAAAAAGAATACTATAGTAGTATTTATTTAGAGGATACTCAACAAGGTAGACCTACTAATTATCTTTTTAAAGGATATGCAGACCCCAACAATACTACAGCGGCTTTTAACTTTTATCCGCCAACGGACACGACAGTAACTCTTTTGTTTGACATTGTAGACAGAAGTCCTGAGCTTACTGTAGGTTCTTCCGACATTAGAACTTCAGGTTTAGCTGTTGTTCAATTAGCTCACGCTATGGCTGTTGAAGAGCGTGGTGAAACCGGAGGCACTCCTGCCGCACAGTTGTATGCTACAGCACGGTCTACTTTGTCTGATGCTATTGCTTATGACGCGGCAAGATACCCAACAGAAACAATATGGTGTAGCGTATGACACAACGATTACAGAATCTAACAGTAGCCGCTCCTGCGTTCTTCGGTTTAAACACCGAGGAATCGCCCGTGGGCATGAATCCTTCGTTTGCTTCTGTTGCTGATAATTGTGTAATTGATAACCGTGGTCGTATCGGCGCTCGTAAAGGGTTTGATAAGGTGTCAACTAACGGTTCTAGTTTCTTAGGTACTAGCCGTGGAATTGAGGCTGTATTCGAGTTTACTGACTTTGGTGGCGCTGTCACTATTTTCTCTGCGGGTAACAATAAGATACTACACGGTACAGGCACACTAGCAGAATGTACGCTACCTGTCGGTTATACTATTTCAGCAAACAACTGGAAGATAGTTTCGTTTAATAATGACTGTTACTTTTTCCAACACGGTCATCATCCTCTTGTCAGTAAAGGAGGAAGCACTACACTTATTAAGGTTATAACAGGGGCGCACGACGCACCCTTTGGTAATGAAGTAGCGGCGGCTTTTGGTCGTCTATGGGTTGCGGATGTTTCATCAAACAACTACGTAGTATATTGGTCACAGCTTTTAAACGGTGAAGCATTCTCAGGTGGTGACTCAGGTAGCTTAAACTTGACAACTGTATGGCCTACAGGTTATGATGAGATTGTCGCTGTAACAGAACACAACGGCTTTCTAGTAATCTTCGGTAAGCACTCTATTATTATATACACAGGTGCCGACGCTCCAACAGGGGCAGGGTTCCAACTACAAGACACGATAGAGGGCGTAGGTTGCATTGAGAGGGACTCTATACAGGCCACAGGTAATGACGTACTGTTCCTGTCTAATCGCGGTGTAATGAGCTTAGGACGCGTTATACAAGAGAAGTCAATGCCTCTACGTGACGTTAGTAAGAATGTAAGAACTGACTTAATGCAGTTAGTCAACTTTGAGTCTCTACCTATTAAGACAGTATATAGTCCTGACGATGCTTTTTACTTATTGACGTTACCTTCTAGTAATACTGTTTATTGTTTTGACGTTCGTACTCCGTTGCAAGATGGGTCGTTTAGGGCTACTACATGGTCAGGTATAATGCCTCTGTGTTTTACTCAGATAGCGGCTAATGGTTTCTATATGGGTTTGGACGAAGGAACTGCACAGTACGCCGGTTATCTTGACGACACATCTACGTACACTATGTCTTACTTCAGTAACCCATTAGACTTTGGTAACTCTACTATTCTAAAGTTTCTAAAGAAGTTTAACTTAACAGTTATTGGTGGACAGAATGCTGAAGCAGTACTTAACTGGGGTTACGACTACGCAGAAAACTACAGCAAGCAGGCTTTTACTTTTGGTACGGAAGCTACCGCACAGTTTAACGTAAGTGAGTTTAACACTACTGCTGAGTTTTCTGGAGGTGTTGACGTAAATACACCAAAGGTAAACACAACAGGCTCAGGTAACGTAGTAACTATAGGAGTTACATCGACTATCAATAACAATTCTTTTTCTATACAAAAAATTGACATACTGGCTAAACTAGGGAGACTACTCTAATGTCCAACTACACAGTAACAACTAACTTTGGTGACAAGGATTCTCTTCCTTCCGGTAACTCTGGTAAAATCATCAAAGGCTCTGAGTTTACTACAGAGTTTAACAATATTGCTACAATGAGCGCAACTAAGGCAGACTCAGCGTCTCCTACTATTACAGGCACCTTAACAACGACTAACCTTAACGTCACAGGAAGCGCAGGTGCTTTAGTGCCTACTTCTCTTGACCTTGCCGACAACGCTAAGATTCAACTAGGAACAGGGGACGACTTAAAGCTGTACCACGATGGTAGTAATAGTTATATTGAAGACTCAGGTGCAGGTAGTTTAAAAGTCTTAACTTCTAGTTTAATAGTAAGGAACCCTGCTGATGATGAGACGATGCTTCGATGCACTCCTGATGGGGCGGTTGACCTTCACTACAACAGCTCTAAAAAACTAGAGACAACCGACACCGGTGCTAAAGTTTCAGGTTCTATGGTTGCTAGTGCTAAGGTAGGTGTGGGTGTTGATGCTCCTTCTCGACCTCTTCACGTCTTTGATGACACTGTTGACGTTGTTGCACGTTTTGAGTCAGCAGATAATACAGCGGGTATAGAGCTTCTTGACAACACTTCTACAGCACAGATTAAAGTAGCCGGTGGTGCGCTATCTATAGGTACAGACACAGGAGACTCAGTTGCTGATTCTAACATTAGTTTACGTGTAGACACTGTTGAAAAAGTAAATATTAGTGATGTCTTAACTGTTTTAAAGCAACCTACTAGAGTAAACGATGACCAAGGTTTGTCTTTTGGTAACGGAGTAGATTTGACTGTTAGTCACGTATCGTCTAGCAACGCTAACACAGTTCAAAACAACAACAGCCGAGCTATGGTTTTTAACGGTACTTCGTTTGTTTTCCAAAACCAAGGTGCTGATGAAAAGCTAATCGAGATGACAGCTAACGGTGCTGTAGATTTATATCACAATAATAGCAAGAAACTTGAAACTACTTCCTCCGGTGTAGAAGTTACAGGTTTAGTTAAAATAAACACTGTACAAATACTCACAGGTAGTGGCGAACCTGCACTGGCCGCCGCTGTAGGCTCGTTATATCTAAGAACAAACGGTGGAGCAGGTTCAACACTCTACGTTAAAGAATCCTCACCCGCCGGTACTGGTGGCTGGGCCGCTAAATAATTACAGGAGAGACAACAAGATGGCTGATTTTGGAGATATTTTAGGGGGCTTGTTAGGCGCAGGTTCGAACTACGCGGCAATGGAAAAAGTCTTAGGTATGCTTGAAGAGTTAGGTCTGGATTCTTCGGAAGGAATGAAGAAGATAGCTCAAGCCGCTCAAAGTGATACTGCTTTCAGACCGTATACCGTTACATCTAATACAGGCTCCCGTTTCACTACAACACCTCAAGGCGGTTTACGTTATGAAATGTCAGAAGCCGATAGAAAACGACAGCGTAATCTGTTTGGTCAAGCAAGTGACCTATATGGTCAGGTAGGACAAGGGCTTTCTGAAAGCGACCGCCGGTTGCAAAAACGACGTTTAGATGAATCTAATAGAATGTTCAAGGCGGCACTGGTTGACCCTACTCAGGCCGCAGGTGAATACTACGAGAACATTAGAGCCGCACAACGCCCTGAAGAAGAACGACAAAGAATGGCACTAAACCAGAGTTTGTTCTCTCGTGGTCGTGGTGGTATTAGTACTGCGGAGTTTGGTGGAACTGCTGAAGAGTTTGGTTATGAAAAGGCTAGAGCAGAAGCAGGCTTACAAGCATCAGCCATGGCACGACAGCAGGCACTAGGCGAGCAACAGCAAATGTTTGGTCGTGGTCAGGCGTTAGCTCAGCAGGCGTATTTACCAGAACAACAGCAGATGGCTAGAGAACAACAAGCACTTGCCCAAGCTAACGCTCTAATGGGTGCAGGTTATCAACCACAACAGCAGGCACTAAGCCTCTTTGGTGCTAGTCAGATTCCTTCACAGTTGGCTCAGAAAAGTCAGTTGTCAGGTGCAGAACTGGCGGCTCAAGCTAACATTGCAGGTCTGGAGGGTATGCTCGGTATGGGTCAAGTTGGTGCTGAAACTACAACAGCATTTATGCAGTCTCTAATCCAAGCTCTTACAGGTAAAGACGGTCTCTTCGACTTTTAATAATTAAGGATATATAAATAATGGCTAATGTAAATTTACAGAGATTATTAACAGATTTTGGTCGTCAATCAGCACCCCCAAGCGGTTCTAGTTTTGGAGAGCGCATGGCCTCCGCAGGACGTGGTTTTGGTCAGGGAATGATGACTGGAGTAGGTCGAGCGGCTTCTGGAACTGGTCTTCCCTTTCTTGAAAGTAGGGATATGCGCCCTGCCGCTGAAAAACTAAGAGAGAAACTAGGAACTATTGACCGTACTACTCCTGAAGGTCAAGCAGAGCTTATTCAAATTGTGTCAGCCACTCAGGGCATGGGAGCCGGTGTTGCTCTACAGGAGCAGTTTGCCGCTCAAAACAAAGCACTGGCTGAAGAGAAGGCTAGAAAAGAAGCCCTCGCTAAACAGAGAAAGGCTCTAGTAACTTCTGCTCAAGCTCTAGGCCTTACCTCTACAGTAGAAGCCTTACAGAGCGGCGGTAGTTTAGAGGAAGCTCAGAAGACTATATACAAAGAGCAGGAACGTAATATAGTAAACAGAGGAGGTCGTAAGGGTAAGGTAGCTGTAGCTAAATCTAAGAATGCTTCTCCTGAGCTTATTGCTGACATTAACAGCGGTAAGTATGATTCTATGTCCGATGATTTGTTCATCGAGCAACTACAAGGTAAGAAAGCCTCTATTAAAGCCTTTACTGACGCTCAAGGGGAAGTTCAAAGCCGTCGTGTAGATGAGTCTGCTAATGTCTGGAACCCTGACTCAGGTAAGTGGGAGTCTCCTATGGACTTAGGCTTAAAACCTGCTCCTGTTGTTACTAAACAGATTAGTGCCGCTGACGGTATCACTTCTAAGCTGACAGGTAAGATGACTGATAACTTCTTGGAGTTAAATGCTCAAGCACAGACAGCCGAGAAAATACTAAGAATTAACCGAGATAGTATGGAAGTTCTTGACAAGGGTATTGTTAGTGGTTTCACCGCACCTATCCAGTTGGAAGTAATGCGTATAGGCAAGGCAATGGGTATTCTGCCTGAAGATATGGAAGACAAAGTTGCGGCGACTGAGTTGTTTATGATTAGTCGTGCTAAACAGGTACTTCCTCTTATTAAAGCCCTTGGTTCCGGTACAGCAATCTCGGATAAGGATAGAGAGTTCATTGAGAAAGTCGTGGGTGGTAATATTGCTCTTGATGAGAGAACTATCAGAGAAGTTATCCGTATTGAAAGCCAAGTTGCTACGGACGCTATCAACGCTAACAACAGCGCTTTGGACACTCTTAACAAGGTGGAGGGTACTGAATTAGACAATTCTGTTTATCAGAGCCTTTACATACAGCCACCTGCTATGACTCCTACACAGCAAGGTTACAGTTCAGGCGCTCAGAGCTACTTAAATCGTATTAAATAAAGGTCGGTAATCATGGAACCAACTTTAGAAGAACTAAACGCCGCTATCCTCCTCGCTGACCAAGAGGGGGACATGGCGGTCGTAGAGGAGCTTGTAAAAGCCGCTCAAGAACTAGAGGCGAAACAGCAAGCATCTCAAGGCTATCAGCCTACAGACTACGATATGGGTCAGGCTACGGTAGAAGCAGGGGAGGGTATTGTTGAAGGTATTAGACAGTTCCCTCAGAGAGCAATGGAAAGAACAGCAGAAACGTTTGCTAGAGGCGGCACTACAGGTCAGCTTGCTCCTCAAGTAGTGGGTGAAGCTGTTAAAAGCTACATTACAAACCCAATCGCTGAAGCTGTTATGTTGGGCGGTAAAGGCTTGTTAGAACTTATACCGGACAGCAATGAAAAAGCAATTGCAGATACTGTTGTTGAAACCTTGGCTCCTCTGGCTGACACACCCTTGGCTGAAGTAGGCTTAGACGCCGCTCGGTTTGGTATTAATGCGTGGACAGAGTTCGCACAGAATAACCCTGTTCAGGCTGACACACTTAAAGGTGTCTTCCAGATAGCTGAGGTTTACAAACCGCCTATGATGCGTAACCCTGTACCTTACTCTCCTAGTGAGCTACGTAAGCGTGGTGTTGCTTTACAGCGGTCAGCCGCTCGTACTGCTGAGGCACGTACAAGAGCAGACCTAGAGGAAGTAATAACGCCTTTAGACACGCCTGCTAATCGTGCCGAGCGTCAGGAACAGATGTACACTGATGAAAGTGGAACAACACGTTACAGACGTACTCAGCGTGATGAAGAGACTATTGATACCTTAAAAAAGACTAAAGTTTCAGGTAAGAATAGTAACCAGAAAAACCAAGACATCCTGACTGGTGAAATAAACAATCGTGGCGAAAAGCTAACAAAGGAGCTACGTGAGTATGACTATGTTAAGCTAGACAAAGCAGACATCCGCTCTGATATGCAAGGGATTATCGACGACCTGTTAGACCCCGTTACTGGTAACCCTGCTTTAGCCGGAGAAACACAGGCCAAGACAGCGGCTCAGTTGTTCCGTTGGTTAGATGGTCAGCTAGGTGATGGCGATATTACACCTGCTCGTTTACATGAGCTACGTAAAACTTTTGATAATCACATTGCTAACACAGGTCGTAAGGCTTTTGAAGGTAATGAGTCAGCCTTTGCTATTTCTCAGAAAGCTGTGAGAGACTACCTTAATGGTAAAATCATTGAAGCTACTCCTTTTTCTAAAGTAGCTGAACAGCTTAAAGATATGCACTTATTGTATAGAACCAAGGACATAGTAAAAGCTAAGGCCGCTCAGGATGCTGATACAGCGTTAGGTCGTAGCCTTCAAAACATAATGAGAGCTTCTGACTCTTCACTGCCAAGAACACCCCACGGTAAAGTAATAATGCTTACCGGTCTAGGTAGCTTTGCTGTTAGTGAGACGTTGCAGAGCCTAATACCTTACTTAGGCGCAGTTGCTGTTGCCGGTGGTCTTGGATATGCCGCCTATCGTGGTACTGTGAGTCCTGCTTTGCGTAAGTATCTGGGTAAAACTTTGGTTACTATGGATAAGATAAGTAGAAACACAAAGTCAAAAGAAATGCGTGAAGCTCTTGCTCTGGATAGGGCAACACTGGTAGAGATTATGAAACTACCGCTAACTGATGCTGAAGATTTAACAGAGGAAGAACAGGCGTATGAGTACCCAGAAATCCCGTACAAGTAGTGACCCGTTATTAGAACGTCTTAATCGTATTATTGCACAGCCTAAGTCAGCTTCCCAGTATCAAGCCTCCCTTCCCAAGGAGGCTCAGGTAGAGTCAGCTAAAACTCAAGCAGGTCTTGCGGCTGACTTTACTCCTGTGGTGGGTGAGGCTAAATCTTTTTACGAAGGAAGACAAGACCTAAAAGAAGGTAACTACGGCATGGCGGCATTAGGTTTTGCCGGTGCTGTTCCCTTGCTTGGTTATGGCCCTAGAGTTGCTAAGAGAGCTATAAAAGGTGTTGACGAATTGCGTGGTAATATGTTGTCGGGACAGTCTAACTACATCCCTAACTGGTATGGTAATGACAACAAAGCTATACCGCCTACAGCATTAGAGCAGGGAATAGGAGAAACAATTGTTGAGGGCATGAGGGGTGGTCAAGACCAACTAGGTCAGCCTTTTGCAGGCGTAGGTGCGCCTCCTATGTTGCAACGCCCTATTGTTGAGACTAAACTTCCTCAAGCTGAAGTAGCGGCGGCAGGTAAAAAAGCAACAGGCTTTGCAGGGTGGATAAGCGACTCTCCTTTAAATATCATGGATGCTGTGTTTAACCCCAAGTCTCGTGCTTTATACGCTGACACGGGTATTAATGCTAAGACACAGAAAGAAGTACAGAACATCCTAAAGCAGATAGAGAAGAACCCCGAGAACACCTCTAGGCTTCTTGACAAGGCTGTTGGTCAGGTCATCTATAACACACACATAGGTGAGCAGGCAGGGCGTGTAGGTTCTAAAGCTGACGTTATGGACGAGCTAAGTAAGTATTCGTACTTAGGAGACTCGTACATGCCGGTAACCAAGAAAGCGTTTGTGAACGGAGTGAAGCAGACTAAAACAATGAGAGGTAAGCGTGAGCTAAAAGTTTCTGACGCTGACTTAGACACTGCTTTTGACGTGTTCCAGAGTAATTTTGATTTAAGGGACGGTGCTAAACTGGTTATTAAACAACCTACGGGTAAGTCAGGTAACCACTTAGGAGATATGGCGGCGAAGAATCCTGCTAACAAGTTTATTAGACAGGCCGCTAAGAAGCTACAGGACGCTAAAGGAGCTACAACCAAGGAGCAATGGAAAGATACACTTGTTGATATGTCTGACGGTGAGAAAAACTACCGTGTAATTAAACAAGACAAAGATGGTGGTGTGTGGATACGGTCAGGAACCAAGGTAGAACCTTTTAGAGGTTCCGCTATTGTAGAAGGAGGCGTGGCAGGTTTAACTAAGGTTTACCCTAACGGGAGGTCAATTAACTTTATGTTTGACCAACATGACTTCTTGGAGAAGTTACCTGTAGTTGGTAAGGCACTTGAAAAACTATTGCCTAATGACGTTGTAGCCGTAGCAGGGCCGATGCACTTGAACTTGTTAGACACAGGTTGGGCAAAAAGCATTAAGACAACCGACAAAGTAAAACCTAGTTTGGTTAAAGACCCTACTAGAGCAAACCAAGCGGAAGTTAAGGGAATGTTGGAAGAGCTTGCAAACGCTAAACCTAGTGCAGAGCAAGTAGCCAAACAGCGCCAGATAGTCAAGGAGAACGTAGCTGTAACAGGAGGCGGTATGATAACCGGAGCCG